CTACGAGGTTATCGACAAGACGATTGTGAAAGTCGGGACGTGATCTATCCTAGCCATCGCGTTCGGATAAGTGCTGGGTTTCACTTGACTCTGTTTTCCTCAGCCGGCAGAATCCTGCCGATTCGATCAGAGCGTCACGGTTTCGGAGCCTGATTGCACGCAATGCAATCAGGCTCTTTTTCTACCAGGGTCTTCCCATGACGGTTTCACACGGGCAGTTGACGGGACTGAATGCCATCCAATCGCTGACAGTTCCCACCGGCGCGTCTTCCGTTCTGTTGCAAGCTGAGACCCAAAACATTCGCTACACGATGGATGGCTCGAACCCCTCTGCGTCCAACGGACTACTGCTCATTGCTGGCCAGGAGCCAACTCGCTTCGCCGGCAACTTTTCTGGCTTGAAGTTCCTGGAATCCGCTGCGTCCGCTAAGCTCAACTACGCCTTCCAAATCGACCGCACACTTGCGTAAGGAATATCATGGAGAGTCCACGCCTGAAGTTGATTCGATCAATTCGCCAGCGGAAATCACAGCAGCAGTTTGGATACGGAATTGGCCTCGCCTCCGCCTACATCGAGTCGCTTGGGCCGTGCCTTGCTGACGACGAGTGCTTCAAGCGAATGATGTCCGGCATCAGCTTCGAGCAATGGGAATCCGCCCGCAAGAAAGCCAACGGGCAACTGGTGTACTCCGAGAAAGAAACTGACATCGTCGCCAAGCGGCCAGCGGCTTCCAGTGAATCGGAGATGAAGGCGATTCTCGCCGAAGTTAAAGACGCGCCAGAACTCCCGAAGCACTGTGCTCTCGTCTTCAAGAACATCGTGACCACTTGCGACGAGGATCGCGACCGCGACATCCTGCTGCCGAACGGGGCGCAAGTTGACAAGTCCATGCCCCTGTTGTGGCAGCACTTGCAGCCGCATCCGATCGGAAAGCTGCTCGGCACGATCGAGCAGAATGATCGCTATCTGAAAGTCGCCTCGTGTATCTGCGACGTCAGCGACTTGGCACACGACTCAATCAAGATGGTTGAGTCCGGTATCCTGCGAATTTCCCACGGCTTCAAACCCAAGGAGTTCTCGCAACTCCCGATGAAGTCCGGCGATCAAGTTCCGGCCGGCTTCCTGGTCAGCAAGTACGAGATCGTCGAAGAGTCGCTCGTCTCCGTGCCAGCCAACAGCGGGGCGGTCGTCGAAGCCTGGGCCTCGCTCGTTTCCCGTAAGTCGCTGAAGTCCGATCTTGTGAAGTCACTTGGCGATCGCATGTACGAACTGCGCGACACACGCTCCATGTCCTTCGGTGGTCTGCCGGCCGAACTGATGGAAGCGAAGCCGCAGGAAATCACCGTGAAGGTCGTCGTCGAGAACCTCACGAAGCAGGACGCCTGTGCCTGTCACGTTAAGGATACCGAGTCGGAAGACGAGACCACGGAGCAGGTGTCAGCCGAGCAGCCGCACGAAGAGACGGAATCGACTCCGAGTGAGCAGAAATCGCTCATTGGCTGTCCTTCCTGTGCCGTCTTGATGGACTCCAGCGGCGCTTGCGAATCCTGCGGGTACACGCTCGGCAAGTCGCTCCCGGAGGCCACCCGAAAGGCCCTCGGCATCGAAGAAGACTGCCTTGTGCGCATCTCGCGATTCGCGGACTGCGACAAGAGCGTGAAGAATGGCTCGATTCAGTCAAAGCTCACTGGCGAACGAATGATCGCCGTGCATGTCGTACCAAAAGGCCATTCGCCGCGATACGACATGCCGCGCACCGTAAAGCTGTTCGCGAACATCGAAGGTAGCTTCGAGTGGATCACGCAGATGCTCTCGGAGCAGGTCAAAGGCTTCATGGCCTCGCAGGCTGCACTTGGAAATGTCGCCTACAATCGCGATTCGCCGGATTACGACTGGTGCTATCTCGAAGCGACGATGTCAGACTCAGTCATCATCTGCATCGACGGTCGCTCCGGGACTCGCTACTACAAGGTTGCCTACACTCTGGCAGACGGCAAGCCGTCGCTTTCGGCGAGTACGGCCGTCTCAGAGGTCGAGGCCACGGCTGTCGTGCGAGAATCCAAGTCCATGATCATGGATCGCACATTCGACGTCGGCACAGCCAAAGTGGCCATGCCGACGCCAGAACAAATCAAGAAACTTGTTGCAATTGTCTCGCTGTCTAACGCCAGCGAGAACTTGCAAGCCCTCAAGGAAATTGCGAGTATCTCGCAAGCGGCAGTTGACTCAATCAACGCCGACAACGAATCGCGGCAACTCGAACAGGAGTTGACCGCTTTACTTGGCTAGTGCGATTCCTGCGTGTGCAGGATCACTAACTGAGTCGAACCCCAGGTCTAGGAGAAAGCTCGATGAAGCTCACCAAGGCACTCAAGGGTTGGCTGTCTCAAAACTGCGGCGTGCCTGCGGATGCTTCTGACGAGGCTTTCCGAAAGGCCGCATCAGAAGCCATTATGAGCGGTCAACTCCCCACTACCAAACTACACGAACTGTCCAGCGAAGGCGATGAGTCGCCGTCGATCGGCAAGCAGTTGCTCGACACGCTGAACAGCATGAACAAGCGTCTCGACAAGCTGGAGACGCCCAAGAAGAACATGGACCCGACTGAGCCGCCGGCTGAAGGCGGAGACACGGTTCCGGCGGAAGGCGGCGGAGAGGCCAGCGAAGCGCAGTTCACCAACATGGCGAAGTCGTTGACTTCGGCGGTTGCGGACGGCATGAAGTCTGCCCTGAGTGGATTGCTGCCGCGACAGCAGGCGAACGGCCAGCCCAGCTTTGCTGATGAAGGCCCGACGCCATCCAAGCTCTTCACGCAGACCGAGGAAGGCTCACAGAACTCCAAGGACGTGCGCGTCCGCGTGAAGAGTGCGATCGAGCGATACGACGGAACTTGCAGTAAGGCCATCTACGGCAACGACTGCAAGCACACCGAACTGCGCGGCCGACAGGCTCACACCGGCCACAACGGCCGCTATCTGGACAATCCGTCGCAACTCGCCAAGGCGATTAACGGCTCTTGGTTCAAGTTCATGGTCAATTCGGCGTGCCGCGAACGTGGCCAGTCGGTGCCGCGCTGCTACAAGATGACCGAGCACGACAACGCGCTCGTTCAGTACGCCCTGCATGAGACGCCGTTCATCGGCTCAGTTGGTGTTCGCAACTCGCAAGAGGGGCAGGCCGACTACGTTCTGCGTGGCGATCGCAAGATGACCGACCTGGAAATCAAAGCGATCCTGGATGACTCCACCAGCGGCGGACTGGAAGCGGCCCCGATCGTCTTTGACGACGCGCTGATTCTGACTCCGCAGTTGTACGGGGAAATCTACCCGCTCGTGAACGTCGTGAACCTGACTCGCGGTCGCCGCGTCGAAGGCTTCTCGATGGGCAATCCCACCATCACCAGCGGTACGGCCGAGGGCACTGCGATTGGCCTGTTCAATACGGCCAGCTTCATTGCGGCGTTCGATACGACGATCTTCAATGCGGTCGGAGCCATCGAACTCGGCAAGGACTTCGAGGACGACTCCCCGGTGAACATCGGCGAGCAGGTCATGCAGTCCTACGGCGAATCCATGCTGGCGTGGCTTGACGAGCAAATCGTCATCGGTGACGGCACAACGGAACCGGAAGGCATCTTCACGGCCAGCGGAACCGTCAGCGTTCCCAGCGACAACGCTAGTGCTGGCCCGCCGTCACTTGGCGACTACGAAGGATTGCTCTTCGGCTTGGCGAAGAAGTACAAGCCCGCGCAGGATCGCATGCGCTGCGTGTACGTCAGCAACGAGACGACCTACCGTCGTTCTCGCGCCATGAAGGTCGATCCGCAGGCTTCGTCCACGGACGAGCGACGGCTGCTCGGTCTCGATCACGAGAACTACATGACCTTGGGGCACCCGCACAAGATCAACGAGCAGATTCCCAACGCCAAGGTTGGATTCTTCAATGCCCGACGCTACCGGATGTACCGCCGACTCGGCACGACCATCCGCATCGAAGAGGGCGGCAAAGAGTTGACGCTCAAGAATCTCCGGCTGATCGTCCTGCGTGCTCGCTTCGGCGGACACATGGAAGACGGAGATGCTTGTGCGGTCATGACAGACGCGCAGAGCTAACCCAGTGATTCAGTGGCCGCTCGGAAGTCCGAGCGGCCACTCTCTTCTCCTGCTTTGAAAGGGCTTTCTCCATGCCTCGAAACATCAACAAGGGCGTTCTGGTCGCCTGGGCGAAGTACGGCAGTGACCACGAAGCGATGAGCCTCATCAACGATCGCCTGTCGGCTTTCGTTTCCGGCCTGCCGAATTCGCTGGTTGATTCAATTTCAGTAGCCTCGACCGAACTGACAGAGTCCACCAACGTCAGCATTCGCGACATCCTCAAGTGGGCCGAGTCGCTTTCTGACCTCGGAGACCCGGCCAAGATCGACTCCAAATCGCTCTCGGCGACAAACAGCGACCATGTCTTGCTGGCCGTCTCGGTCTGCAAGCTGCTGACGTCGCGACTCGTGCCGCCCGTGACTCCACCGCCAGCCATCGCCACGACACCAGACGCCTCGCAGGTTGTCGCGCAGGAACAGACTGAAGAGATTCAGCCTGCCGGGTAACGGAATGCCCACCCAGCCCGGTTCTCCGGGCTGGTTCTTTTCTCTTGCCTTTTGAACGAGCGCGTGCCGTCAGCCTGAGAAAAGTCCGCCAGATCGCAAGGAAATTTTCATGCCAGTCGTAACCGTTGAAATCGCTGACGAGTGTAACCGTAGCGTCATGTTTCATCCGCTCCAGCAAAAGCTGCGCGGCCGATGGGACAGCCAGAATGTTTCCTACAAACGGGCGCATCAGGCGCTGGCCCGCTTGCCGAATGTCATTCCAGGTATCCAGATTATCGTTGATACGAATCGCAAGACTCGCGGCTACTTTGATCCGCTTTCCAAGCCTGAGCACGCCGGGACGATCGACCTGCTCAAACAGGCCAAGGAAGAGATTTCCGGGATCACCCCTGGCTGCAATCCGTGGCCAGCGGTCAAGTTCGACAACTCCAGCGACAGCGACATCAAGACGTGGCTGTACTGGATGCGCCGACTGGTCGATAACGGACAGGCCATCCTGATTGGAGACCCGGCGTCGCTTCCGTCGATGGAGGAAATTGAGTCCCTCAAGGGCGACGTTTTCGTTGGTCAGTTCAATACCTTGGCCACGCGGCGATTCAAGAAAGATGAAGGCAAAGAGGAACCGGCCAAGACTTCATCCAAGGCCGGAGCTTAGTCTTGAAGGTGAGCTTGGCGGAGTAGCCCCCGCTAAGCAGGAGGTTGCTGCCCGGTGGTTCATTCTGCCGGGCAGCTTTTTCTGGAATCCAACATGCAATCGCAACCAAAAAAGACCTGCCCGTACTGTGCCGGCAACGGAACATGCACGCAGACAAAAGACGGAAAACAGGTCCAGATTTCTTGCGTCTGTCGCAGCGGGTCGAGAGGATACTCCGCCAAGTAAATCCACGATTCGCGGAGAGTAGAATGGACTCAGACTCCAAGGATTCAATCAAGATCGCGGTCGCGCATGGCATCAAGGAAGCCGCCAGCAAGTGGATATCCAAGCAGCCGTTCCTGTATGTCCTGCTGATTGCGATTCTCGTGTCAGTGTTTGGGCTCGCCTACTACGACAAGGGAATGTTCATTCCCGACGTGCTTCGAGTCGGTTGCTACTCCGTTGCTGTCGTTGCCTGCGGCATGGTCGCCAGTTGGTTCGCTCCGCGATTGCAGTCGGTCTTCGATTCCATTCCGACCATGACCAGAGCGTACCAAGCTCTCAGCGAATCGAACACCAATCAGGCGGAGTCCATGCGAATCCTGACGCGATTCGCTTCGTCGCTCCAACAGTCTCTGCGCGGCAATCGCATGGTCCTGATCGTGGAGGGCTCACGCATCGAAGAGGCTCTTGTGACTAGCTGGTGCATGGACATCATTAAGGATTTCGGTCTCGATCTGCACGTCGCCCGCAGCTACGCGGAAGCAATCGACAATCTCGCGACGGCCTGTGTTGCCATCGTCGATGTCGTGTTGCCAGACAACGACTCTGAGTTGCGAATCCAGGAGCTAATCGACATGGCTGGCTGTCCGGTCATTGTCTACAGTGGTTTTGTCAGCGATCCAGGCTGCTTCTTAAATGCCGAGGCGGTGCTCAAGAAAGGCTGCGAGCCATCAGCGTTCAAATCCGCGCTCGTTTCGGCCATCCGCAAGAGAATCAGGAGATTTGTATGAGCGAACCCAAAAACCTCTTTACCAGCAAGACGCTCTGGCTGAACGCGATCGCCGCCATCGGCGCGATTGCGCTCGAAGCCTCGGACTATCTACCAGACAACTACGCCAAGCACGCCTTGGCAGTCGTTGCCGTCGTCAATATCATCCTGCGATTCCGAACTGATGCCCCGGTGTCCTTCAAGGCTCGCTCACGCGCCAAGAGGCAATAGCCATGCCGATCGTTACCGCAGCCGAATGTGCAGTACTTCTAAACATCGCCGCAGACGACGCCACGCTCGCTGCTGTGATCGCCGGGACCGAGCACTCAATTATCAATCATTTGCGGTACAACCCCGTGAAGACTGCGCACACGGAGTTCTATCCGATCAATCGCGAGCGATACTCGCAAGTCTCTGGCGACGGTCAGTTTGATTCAATCAACGGACAGGCGGTTCAGCGGCCATCTGTCGGTTCCGTCTCTGGCGATGTCCTGATTCTCAAGAACCGTCCAGTCTGGAATGACTCTACGCTTGAGGTTCGCGAGCAATCGGGGGCTTACGCAGGCCAGGCCGCAGGCTCGTTCGGCAGCGGGACAGTCCTCGCGAAAGGCATCGACTACTGGCTTGACGCCGCAGACTCTGATCAGATTTCCAATAGCGGCATCCTGTATCGAATCGGCGGGCATTGGTGCATCGAGCCCGGCAGCATCAAGGTGACGTACAACGCCGGGTACGCCACAGCCGATATCGCCGGAACTGGCGGACAGAAAGTCGGCGACATCAAGCTGGCGACGATCCAGGCAGTCATCTGGAACTACAAACAGATTGCCCTGAACGCCAAGAGCCCACAGGCCGGTCTCACGTCAGGGCCGCTGACGATGGAGAAAGTCGGCCCATACACCTACAGAACCTCTGAGGTGCAGTCCTACAACTTCACCAATTCCCTGCCGCCATCAGCACTCACGCTTTTGCAGCCACACCGATCCTACGCGGGCGTTTTCTAATGTCCATCGCAGCCACTGGCGGTCCACACACCGTCTCCATTTTTCGTAAGGTGACGACGTTTGCGGCGAACAACAGCCCGATCGACGGGTTCGAGTTCGTTGCCAACAAGACCTGCTTTGTTCTGCCGCTGACAGCCGACGAGACGGCCGACCTCTCCAAGAAGGGTCTGATCGTCAATGGGATGATCACGTTCTTTGCTGACCCAGGCGTGATCGACGCTAAGACGTTTTTTCTGTTCTCGAATCGTGGCGTTCGCGAGATTCATGAGTGTCGAGGGTTCGTTGATCAATGCAATCTCGGTCGCGTCTTTACGGCGTACACATTCTTCAGTACCAGCCTGCTAATACCACTGACGTGCCCGTCCGCATTCTCGGCATCTGGATCTTCCTCGGCAGTCTTTACGAGCGCATAACATGACCGCCGCGTTTACGATCAATAACTCGGCAGTTTCCGCATTCAAACAGCGTGCGCAGCTTGAACTACAGCGACGCATCCAGGACTTCGGAGACATTCTGCGGGATTACATCAAGGAGATCATCTCGATTTCCGTGGCATCGCACGGGCTGTCGTTGCCGGGCTTCGCGCCACACATGGAAAGCGGCGAGCTTCACAACAGCATTACGTCAACGCCACAAAACGGAGGCGTCATCGTCGGCAGTGACGTTCCGTATGCAATCACCCTGGAGCGCGGACTCAATGGAATTGCCGAGCGACCATATCTCGTCACGTCTCTCAATGAGACGATGAACATTCTCGAAATGATGGTGAATTGACATGGACCATCCCATTGAAGTTGAATCGGCAATCGCGGCGTTCTGGCTCGCGGACGACGTACTCAAGCTCACTCCGCTCAGGTTCGGCAAGGCCGCAGAAGGCGACAGCCTGCCGTATGCGGTCATGAGCACCGTCCTGACGACCGGCCGGCGCGGTCGCGCGCCAGAGCGAAGCACCGACTCCGAATACGTTCGGCTGAGGCTCGCCCTCAAGGTCTACGGAGTCGGCGAGTACGAAAGCGGAACGCTCTCGCGAAATCTGCTCGCACGCCTGCGCGAAACGTCCATCGCCGGAATCGAACAGCTTCGAGTGATCGACGACGGGCACCCCATCGAGGACGAAGAGCGCGTCTGGTTCTGGATTTCCGCACTGGAAGTGCAATTTATTCGGTCCAGGGTAGCTGTTGATTGAGTCAACTCTCCGGCTTATCATCCGCACGCCTCCAGAATGGGCTTTCGGATTCACCTGATTATCACGGAGTTACACTATGGCCGGATTCAGCGGCAAGGGTGGTAAGGTCAAAGTTGACGGCACGCAAGCCGCCGAAGTGACCAAGTGGAGTTTCAAACCAACATCAAACAACCCCGCCTGGGCCAGCAGCACGGACCCCGGCTACAAGAAGCGTGTTGCGGGCGTCAAAGACGGCAGCGGCAGCATCGAAGCCAAGGTCGATCGCACGTCGCTGTTCCTGGCCGATCTCGATGTCGGCATGGAGATCGAGCTTGAACTGTACGTCGAAACGCACTTCGACACATCGACGCCTCCAGTTGAAGACTCGAAGTTCTACACAGTGCCAGCCATCGTTGACAGCTACGACATCAATGTCGATATCGACGGCGGCGAAGCAGTCTCGGTAACCATTGAGTTCTCGACGAATGGCGAATGGACCAATCCGTAATTGAATTGATTCAGTCAACCTCCTGAGTAAAGGGCTACGACATGGATGGGCTATCGCGCGCCGCCGGTGCGCCAGTGGATTTCAAACTTGGGGACCAGACGTACTTAATGAGCCCGTTGGAGATTGAGGACATTGGCCTCATCGAAAACCGCATCATCAAAGATCGTCCGAACCCATTAGCTGTCGTTGGAGAGGCTCGCGATTCGCTTCCCGAAGAAGTGTTTCGCGAGCTAATCCAGCAAGCCTATCAGGATGCGCGCTCGGCCAACCGAGCCACGCAACAGGAGTTCGATGAGTTCCTAGCCTCGCACGAAGGTCAAATCTTCGCGCTGTGGCTGTGCCTGCGACACAATCACCAGGAACTGACGCTTGAGTTCGTGCAGTCCGAGATCAACAAGAAGAGCCGCGAAGAGTTTGCGGCCATGCAGAAGACGATGGCCGTTGGCATGGGAACAGACCCGCTGGGAAACTCGACTGGCGGCACACCGGAGACGACGGTGGCCGCAAGCGCGGAGACTGGCGACAAGTTTATCGCTTCTTTGCTAGAGAGTTCGGGTGGGGACCAGAAATCGTCAACAAACTGACCCTGTACCAAGCCAGAATGTACACCTGCAAGGAAACTGACCTCGGTGGCGTCGTGAGAATGAGCAAGCAGGAAGCAATTGACTTCCTACGATCCAGGGGCAAGCCGGTTGATTTTCTGACAGGAGCGACAGAATGAGCACTGCGACACCACTGGCAACTGCGCATGTCGCCGTCATGCCGGACGTGTCCAAGTTCGACGCGGCGATGGCGGCGCTGCTGGCAAGATTCAAAAAGCAGCACGACAAACTGCAAGCGACCGCCAAGCCGATCAAGCTCAGCGTAGCGATCAATCCCGGTGCCCTTGCGGCGATCAAGGCATTTCGCGCTTCCGCCGTTGCTCCCATCAAGATTCCGGTCTCGGCCAGCGTGAGTCCGATCGCGCGAGCGAAAGTCGCGCTCTTCCGCGCCTGGGCGCAGCGGCCGGTCACGATCCCCGTCAAGATCGACCTCGGATCGTCGTACTCGAAGATTGCTTCACTCAAGTCGGCGATCCGCAGTGCAGTGACGTTCAAGACGGGAATCACGATTGGGCCAACAGTCTATCCACGCATTCATGCCCTGCGTGCGGCCATCCGCAAGCAAGTCAACATGAAGGTCGGGCTCGACACCAGTGCCGCCAGGGCCGCGCTCGCGAAGCTGCGTGCCAGCGCTAAGACGCCCATCAAGATGTCGCTGATCGGCGGCTCCGTGAAGGCGATTGGCGGACTCTCAGCGGGATTCAAGTCTGCCTCCAAGGCCAAGGATGCCTTTGCGGCCAACGTCGCGGCGAAGTTCCCCGGCATTACAGCCCGCATCACGGCGGCAGCGAATGCCGCCAAGAAACTGAGCTTCCATCTCGGCGGACGATTTCGCTTTCCGTCATTCAAAGGATTTGGTGGCGGAGGCGGAGGCGGACTCGGCCTCGGCGGCATCGGTGCCGGAGTCGGCCTCTACGGAGTCGCTTCGCAACTCAAGAAATCCGTCGAATACGGAGCCGACTTCGAGTTGCGCATGGCCCGCACGAAGTCGATTCTTGAACTGACCGGCGACGAGGGCGAAAAGACATTCCGGCGCATGAATCGCTCGGCGATGGAGCTTTCAAAAAGCTCCCTCGGTTTCGGGCCGAATGCGGTTGCCGAGATGTTCCAGGAGTTTGCCGAAAAGGGCTGGAGCCCGGAGCAAATCCAGACCGTTACGCCGGCCGTCATGGACCTTGCCGGAATCAACGACGCGGACCTCAAAGAGACGTCGTCCACTGTCGCCAGCGTCATGAATGCCTTTCAGATCGACGTCTCGCAAGCCGGACAAGTCACGGACGTTTTGCAGTCCGCCGCCAACCGCTCGTCTGCGAATATCCAGTATCTCGGACAGGCGATGGTCCGTGCGTCCGGTTTCGCGCACGTCATGGGTATGTCGCTCTCCGACACAACGGCCCTGATCGCCGGCCTGTCGCAGTCCGGCATCCAGGCCGCTGACGCTGGCACAGCGCTGTCGGTGATGTTTCAGAGGCTGATCAATCCTACGGTACGCGGTACAGCCAGCCTCAAGGCCATCAGCGACGTGTTCCGCATCACGGGCGAGCGGCAGAATCAATTCTTCCAGGGCAACACGATCCGCAAAGGCAAGATTCTCGACTTCCTGCAAGTCATGTCCAAGTATCGCAAGATGGTCACTGCCGAGCGATTCGGCAGTACATTCACGCAGATCGTTGGTTCGCGCGGCGCGAAGATGATCCAGATGTTTCACTTCCTGGATCGCAAGACCGGCAAGGGCGGCATTGGCGCGCTCAAGCAGATGTCCGACGACATTCAGACGCAGGACGTGCGCGGTCCAGGCAAGAAGGGTCTCGTTGAGCGACAGCGCGAAACCATCGAAAACACGCTGGCCATCCAGCTTCGACAAGCTGCTGCCGCCGCTGAGCGACTCTACGTCTCGCTGACCTTCGGCGTGAAGCGCGAACTCATTCAGATTGTCGGCTGGCTCCGCAAAGGGATCGACTGGTTGACGGAGTGGAACAACAAGAACGACGGCATCCTCAGCAAGATTCTGATCTGGGGCGCTGTCGTTGCTGCTGTTGGGACCGCTTTCGTTTTCATTGTCGGCGCAGTAACTGCGGTTTTTTCGGCCGTCTCTGCGGTTGCGACAGCAATTGCCTTTCTCGTCAGTCCGATTGGCCTGGTGCTCGCCGGGATTACCGCACTGGCCGTTGCAGCATGGTACTGGAAGGACGAAATCGCAATCGCCATCGAGTCGGCGATACTCGACTTTCACAACCTGAGACTTTTCGTACTTGAGACAGGAGTTGTCATTGCCGCCAATCTCGCTGGTGCCGCATACGCAATGAAGGATGCGTTCTTTTTTGCGATCGAATCAGTCGTGCAATACTTCCACAAGCTGAAGATCACTGCACTTGAGGCGGCAAATGCGATCGCGGGAGCATTCGTCTCAATGAAGACGAAGTCAGATAATTGGTTCGCAAGATTACTGATCGAGAACGACCCGACGATTGAAGAGCCGGAAAGAGCGCAGAGACTTGAAGCGCTCGACTCCGCACAGAAGCACGTTGACGATCAGATGCGAAAGAGCGGAGGTCCGCTGCGCGGCGCAATCGACGCCGCCAAGGCAGATGCAAAGAGGCACGAGGATGGCGATCTGAAACGATCCAGAGAGGGAATGGAAGGTAAGTTCGCAGAGGGCCGCGACGTCGCCGAAGGCGTCGTCGGTCGCGCTTTTAAGCCGCAAATTGACTCCGCTCGTGCGGCCCGTGACGCACAAAAGAAGCTGCTCGATCTTGAAATCCAGGCGTACCACGAAAAGAAGGCCAAAGAGGGTGACAAGAGCAACTACGAAGACCTAGCCAACGCCGGAGCAAAAGGCGCTCCGCGTGGCAAGCCAGAAGGCTCAGGTACGTTGCCGATCGAGCCAGCAGAAGGCAAGAAGGATAAAGCCGACATTGTTGGTCTCGCTGAGCTTCACAACAAGATTCAGCGCGAGGTCGCCGATGATACTGGCGACTTGATCGCCGACAACACTGGCCGCGCCGCAGATTCGCTAGAGAATCTTGAGGGCATGTTCGGCGGAGGCGGAGAAAATCCCATTGGCGCGGCTGCTCCGCCAGCACCGCCAGCACCGCCAGCACCACCGCCAGCACCACCGGCAGCGCCACCGGCAGACAAGAAAGTTTCCTCAGTCAACTTACCGCGCGAAACAGACACCATGCTCGCCGACACTGGCGACAGCATGGCTCGACAGATTGCGTTGCAGCTTGCGCAAAAGCAGCGAATGGCCCAAGCTGACGCCGCCAGAGAACACGCCGAGCAGGTCGCAACGCGGGCAGGATTGAATCCAGAGCAAGTCAGCAACTTCGGACAGCAGGCATGGGAGCATTCCGAACGAAGCACAGCCCAGCAACACGAAAAATTAGTCGCTGCGAACAGAGTGGCAACAGAGCATGAAGATAGTCGCGAGCGACTGCAAGAAGTCCTGTCTCAATCTTACGTTCAGGAAGCCACGAAGCCTAAAGGCGGACTGACGGACCAGCAGCGAGAGTCGCTCAATAAGGCGAAAGAAAAGCGCGAGGACGAGGCAGTCCGTCGCCGACTCGGAGACTACGGCCCGCTTGCGCAGCTTCAGCAGGAAGAAGAGGATAAGCGCAAGGAGCGCTCCGACCGCGTGCGTGGCGTCATGCCCGGTTACTCAGAAGGTGGAACGTATCGCGAGTATGCACGCTCCGAAGTCCGCGCGGCCGGCGAAGAGCAGCGTGCCGAAGAGGACGCCAAGAAGCCGCGACACTACCGCGTTGGTGGCCCGACGCGCGCGAATTCCTGGATGGCCCAGGCGACGCTGCCGGACGGTTCCGCAGTATCGTCCGGTTCGCCATCTGAGCGCAAAGGCAAAGACCTAGAGGCCCGCATCGCGGAGTCCAAGCAGAAGCAGGCCGAGGCTCTTGCCCGCGCCCGTGCGATGCGCGAAATGGCCAAAGATGGCATGATCGCCGACGCACCTGGCTTCATCAAAACGCCGCAGCAGCCGCTTGGCGTCAAGAGCGATTTCGTGCCGCATCCGGTATTCCCTGGCGCGCCAGCCATGATGCCGGCCGTTCCACTGACGCCAGAGCAGCGCGCCGCGAATGACGCCGCGAACCTCCAGCGCCGCGTTGACAAAATGACTCCACAGGAACTCGCCGCACTCAATGCACGTCGCAAAAAGAACATGGGCGACAAGTTCGTGGAACTCAAGGCGTCCAAAAACTCGAAGGCCGGCACTGAGGCCGATCGCCAGCAGGCCGCATTCGACCTGTTTGGGCCGGATGGTGTTACTGGCGACAAAAAAGAACTCACGCCGTACCAGCAGCGCGCCGCCTATCTCAAGATGATGGTCGCGAAGCGTAAAGAGTATTTCGACGAAATGCGTGCCGAAAAGGCCAAGAAGAAAAAAGGCGGCTCGGCACCCAAGACCGATCCAAACAACCCGGTCGGCGACAAGGTGCCGCCGGTGCCGAACATCCCGGAGAACGTCGCTGCCGTCCAGAATGGTGCCGTCGATCGCGCGGTCGAGCGTGAAGTCTCCGAACTCGTGGCCCTCCAGTCGCAGAACAACGAAATTAACTCGCGAATTGCCGTCGCCGTCGAACGCCTTCAGTTGGGGTACTCGTAATGCCAGTTGTCTACGACAAGTTCACTCCGGGTGGCATTCCCTACGCTCTGCGCGAGGGGTATCCCACTTTCAAATGCCGGCCAGACTCCATCACGGCGGTCGAGAAGTATCTGCTCGACTGGACGAATCTCACGGCTCTGGCCGTTGAATACTTCCGTTATGGAGCCGCAACACCCTACGCACTACCGCTGCCCATCCAGATGCCTGGATTCCCGGCCCTGTTCTGCGATGAGATTACGCTGGAGCCGTTCATTCCTGACTTGCCTGGAGATCACAACAGAACGCTGCCATCGGGCCAGTCTTGGCGCAACTACTGCATCGCCGTGATCAACTACAAGACGCTCGAAGCCAAAGAAACCGAAGGCAACGCCAGCTTCTCGCGAACCACCAACATCGGCGGCGAGTTCATCGAGATGCCGCGACAGGGCTCGAAGTGGGAAGATGGAACTCCATCAAACACAACCGGCGATCCGCGCATCGGAAAACTCAGCCCGTCGTTTGATCACACATTGAGCATCGACCGTCTTTTGCAGGTTCCGTGGAATACGATGCGGGCGCTGATCGGCTGTGTCAACCTGAACACGATTCTTGGCGCGCCACCAGAAACGATTCTGTTTGCCGGTGCCGACATCAAGTCCAAGACGAACCTTAATGGCACGAGCTACTCGCTCGACATGAAGATTTCCGAGAAGCCGACCAACTGGAACAAGTTCTATCGCCCGTACTACGGATACCAGTACATTTCCTGGGAGGGCCGATTGCCATACGAACTCAAAGACCTCTCGCCACTCTTCGTTTAGTTGATTCAATCAATGTTCGAGCCGCTTTTCAAACGTGTGAAGCCGGGTGACCGCGCAGACAGCAGCGAGTACAACAAGCTGGTGTCTTCCGTCGAAGGACTCATGCGCCTGGACTCCCCTGGCGGCAGGATGTTCGGCAAGAACTACAATCTTCAATCCAAGCAGCACAACATCCTGCGTTGCGTGCTGCTGGAGCCGCTGGTCGCCTCCATTCAGCCGCTCTCTTCGCCGGTTGTCGGATTTGCGCTCGTGCTGCGTGAGGTTCCGCCGTACTTCTTCGACCGGCCATCCGCGCTTGGGAGTGCCGGCTATCACATTCAGTTCGTGAATCGCTCCTTTAACACCGCACGCCATCCTGGTACATTCCTGAAAATTGAATGGGAAGGTGAAGAGTGGTCGGAATACTGGTTTGACTGCGACGCCAGCGAAGAGGGCGTCCAGATGGTCATTGACTACAATGACGAAACGGGCGGAGTGCTC